GTTGTATTGTTTTCAAAATATTCTACCAATTGATCATATGTGCCAATATAATTACCGTACAAAAAGATCTGAGGAACAGTTCTTGCATTAGGCAAGAGTTCTAAAAGTTCTTCTCTTGTGATGTCTACGCCTATTCGGTTCTCCGCATACTCAATGTTGTGACTGGCCAGCAGGTGTTTAGCTTTGTCACAGAACGGGCAGTTGTCCTTGCTGTAAATCACTGCTATCATAAACTAAATCCTTCAAAACTGTTTTCGTTTACATCCTGCTTGGTTCCACCGACTACGTAGCTGGAGATTTCTGTTTCCTGTGGAGCAACTTGCACATCGCCACTGGCAATCCACTTTTGTGTCCACGGTAGTGGGTTAGATCCGCCTTTGTACTGCGAAGGTAGCCCCACGGCTGTCATGCGCTTGTTGGCAATCCACTCCACATAGTCTTTGAGTAGTTGTGCATTTAAACCGATCATAGAACCATCTTTGAACAGGTAGTCTGCCCATGACTTTTCTTGTTCTACCGCATCCACATACATCTGTACCACTTCAGCTTCGCATTCCTTTTGAATGCTAGCATAATCAGGATCATCTTGTGGCAAAAGTTTCATTAACTGTTGTGTGCTTGCCAAGTGCACGTTTTCGTCGCGGGCAATAAACTTGATAATCTTAGCATTGCCTTCCATCTTTTTGAGTTCTGCAAACGCCCACGAGCAGGCAAATGAAACATAGAAACGAATGCCTTCGAGTACGTTTACACTGGCAATGCACAACCACAGTTTCTTTTTGAGATCATACAAATCAACTGTGACAGTTTTGCCATTTACTGTGTGAGTGCCCTCGCCTAGCAGCTGATACCAGCGTGAAGCTTCGATGAGATCATCATAGTACTTGGTAATATCCTGCCCGCAGTCAGCAATCTCTTTGATATCCAACATTTCGTCAAATACCTTGCTTGGATCATTGAATACGTTACGGATGATGTGTGTATAACTGCGACTGTGGATCGTCTCTGAAAACGTCCATGTAATAATCCAGTTTTCCAGTTCTGGCAGGCTCACAATGCTGTTAAAACTTTCAGCAGGAGCACGACCTTGCACACTATCCAACAGAATCTGACGCTTGAGATTGCTTGTGAAGATATGTTTTTCCCAAGGTGTAAGATCTTTAAAGTCTTTGGCATCTCGTAGCACATCAACTTCTTCAGGTCTCCAGAAGAATCCCAGTTGCTTGTCTGTCAATTTATCAAACTGACGATACTTGAGTGTGTCATAGCGTTGCATGCCAACACCGCCATTGGGATCTAAAAATGCTAGACTCTCTACGTGATTTCTTTTTGTATTTAGATTTAGTACGCTCATATTTCTCTCTTAGATTGTGCAACTATCGCAGGCTTCGTCATCGATAGCTTGACCTTGTTGTAGTGGCTGAGATTGATTCATTTTATCAATGTCAATTTCGCCCGACCCATCAAAGGTATTAAAGTAATACAACTGCTTGCCGCCATATTTGTAAAACATCAACAGGTGTTGTATCATGGTACTCATTGGAATTTTTTCGTCCTCAAAGTGCTGTGGATTGTAGGATGTATTTACAGAGATGCCCTGGTCAATATACTTCTGGAGAATGGCCATAATTTTTAGATAATACCAGTTTGTTGTAACTGGGATCGCAATCCTGCCCAATCCACTTTGTCTTCATGCGCTACCAGCTCGTCTACTTCTCTCTTGTAAGTGTCCACAGGAAGGATGCCATCACCATACTTAGTTTCATTGGTGAGCGGACATGCGCCAAATTCCTGTGCTAAATCTGCACTTGCTTTGATGAGATAGTAACTCCAATGCTGTGCCCATGTGTCCACTAATTTCAATGCTGCCGGATCGGAATAGGTCAGATCGTTTTTGGCTAACCAATATGCCAAATTGATGATACCAACACCCAGTGGACGACGATTTTGTGTTGCCAGTTCGGCAGCCACAATTGGATAACGCTGATAGCTTAACAGTGCATCGAGCCCACGCACGGCTAGTGTACATGCTCGCTCCATTTCTTCTGGAGACTTGAAACTACCCCAATTGATTGCACTCAATGTACAAAGTGCTATTTCTCCTGTTTCGTCGTTGATGTTATCCAGTGGCTTGGTAGGCAGGTTGATTTCACAGCAGAGATTGCTCTGCTTTACTGGCGCTAGCTTTGGCTTGAAGCTGCCGTGAGTGTTGGCATGATCTACATTCATCAAATAGATACGACCAGTATCCTTACGCTCTTGTGCAAAGGCACTGAAAAGATCAACTGCTTTTACTGTTTTCTTGCGCAGTTTGCTGTTGCGTTCTGCACGTTCATATAATTCTTTGAACAGGTCTTGATCAGCATAGAACGCATCATACACATCTGGTACATCGTGAGGTGAAAACAGTGTGATATCTCCGCCTGACAACAAACGCTCGTACATCAATTTGTTAAACTGCACGCCATAATCCATGTGCCGCACACGATTATCTTCTGTGCCTTTGTTGTTTTTCAGCACCAGTAGATCGTCTACCTCCAAATGCCACACAGGGTAATACAGTGTAGCTGCTCCGTTGCGCACGCCGCCTTGCGAACATGATCGGGTTGCTGCCTGGAACATTTTATAAAATGGAATCACACCTGTGTGATACGCATCGCCTTTGCGAATTGGACTGCCTAGTGCCCTGATACGTCCAGCGCCAATACCAATGCCAGCTTTTTGACTTACATATTTTACAATACTGCTACTAGTAGCATTAATACTATCTAAACTATCGTCCGTTTCAATCAGCACACAACTACTAAACTGACGCTGAGGTGTGCGTACACCTGCCATTACTGGTGTGGGCAAACTGATTTGATGTGTGCTAATTGCGTTGTAATAGTCTTTGACATAGCGCATTCTAGTAGTTCCGGGGTAGTCCTGGAATAGTGTAGCCGCAATCAGCATGTAACACATCTGTGGCGTTTCGAATACCTGTTTGGTCACACGATTTTGCACCAAATACTTGCCACGAAACTGTTCCATTGCAACATAGGTAAGGTCTTCGTCTCTTTCGTGCTTGATCCACTTGTTGATCTGTTCCCATTCTGCGTCCGAGTATTTTTCCAACAGTTCTGGATCATAGAAGCCGCTGTCCACATTTTTTTCAACCAATGATTTAACATGCCATGGTGCAAAGTCTCCGTACACTTGCTTTCTTAAATGATATGTGATCAATCTTCCTGCCACGTGCTGATAGTTAGGTGTTTCTTCGCTGATAAGATCAGCAGCACTTTTTATCAGTGTTTCTTGAATATCTGCACTGGTAATACCATTATAAAATTGAATGTGACTTTTGATTTCAACTTCACTTGCGCTAACTCCTGCAATATCTTGAGTTGCCCAAAATACAACCTTGTGTAGTTTGTCAATGTCTAAAGGTTCTTTTCTTCCGTTTCTTTTTATTACTTGTATTTCTGTCATTATAGATCTCTTACTTCTATCGATATAAATTCTTTGCAAAATTTTTCGTCGCTGTAGGTATAGTTATGATTGAACGTGGAACTGTGCCAAACATAATTTTTCCACGCTATCAGATCTCCTGGGAGATGCCATTCAGCAATTTTACGTACACTGAAATTTCTCACCGTGGAGTCTTCTACCGGAATAGGAAGAATATCTTGGTGTTCGATATACAATGGTTCATGTTGTTGAGGCGGATTGCTAAAAAAGACCGTGCCAGCATTCAAGTTTTCTTCCCACCATAATGGTATCATAAAAATTGCACCCTGGTTTTTGTATTTTTTTCTTTGTTCTAGCAGAGATTGCTGCTCACTTAATTCAGTATGGGGCCCGAAAGGATAATGCATATATCTAATACTGCCTTCGTAAAACGTAAACGTCCCAAAATTACTCTTAAGTTTTTCTATCACACTATGCAATGGGTTGTCTTTTCTTTCCAGTCGTAACGGCCTATCCAAACACCCCGACATTCCATGTTGCCACTTTGGTTGCTTATATGGTTGCCCAGAAAACCAGTCTGCTACGATTTCATTGTAATAATATCTCAGTTCATTGGCCTGATCTGTAGATATAAATCCTGGCTGGTGTATCACTTCATTTTCAAATTTTATTTTGTCAGACATCAAGCATATTCCTATCCGATCTTGTGTTTAATTATGCTTGCATCAATAGTGCCAATAACTGTTGACTTGATATCTGGCTTTTGTAAAATTTCTCCAGGGCAGTAATTTAATACATAGTTATCATCATTAACAAACACAAGATTGTCTCCTTCATCTGTAATTACTATATCGATGTTTTTGATTTCTGACCTATCGACGAGAAATAGTGTGTAAACGATTCCTAAACATTTTGTCAAATCGCAAAATACGCCGTCTGCTAGGATGTCCCAAGGATCGGGCCAGTTTTGTTCATCTTTCCAGTGCAAGTATGGTGAGTCAATAGGCAACAATTGCCACCAATCGTTTATAGCAACCAATGCCGATTCTAAGTCGTTATCAATGTTTTCTGTTCGCAACTGGTTCCAGAGAACCAGCCGGTCTTCGTAGTTGCCCAAGGTTAACCTAAATGATCAAATGAATAACTGAATGCGCCAACCGCTGTTGCAGTATACTGTATTGCCACAGTGGTACTGCCTGTTTGTTCTGCACTGAGAACCAATCCAGTTGGGTTATTTTCGCTGTAATCGTCTGTGTATGTGAGCGATCCTGCGCTGTCGTCACTGTCTTGCGAGACCACAGTAAGTGTGCCAAACCGGATAGCTCCGCCGCCGCTCTCGGTGAACTTGTATTTCAAGCAGAACGCTGTGGCTGTGTCTGTGCTCACAGTAAAAATATTGGTAGGAGAGACTGCGGTTGCCAGTGTTTCTTGCTGTCCTGCTTCTCTGTTGTATGTGCCAAACTTATAGCGTTCGCCTTTGTCTAGTGCAAACACTTTTTTGTTGTTTACTGTTGTTGTCGTTGTCGTCACGCTCAAACATGTCTCCGACAGACACATTGTTATCGCCATTGAACACAATTACACTTGCTACTGGACTGCCTAACCCTTCAAAGTCGTTGGCCACGTCCAAGAAAATATTATATCCACTGATGCACATGTCAATATTGCCAATCACAATACCTTCAAATGCCACTTTATCAAACAGGTTGTGTACCAATCTTACGCCATTGGGTCCGCCATTCACAAGTGTACCTTGACCTAATAGTGCTCCTTGATACAATGTGTCAAATCTAGTATTGCTTACAGTGACGCCTTGAATAGCATCGTCTGTGTTTACACCGTATGTACAGCCACTGAATGTGCATCGATCGAACGTTACTTGATTTGTAATAAGTGCGCTGGTGCTTGCAAATCTAACGCAGGCAATGTCGTCGCCTGCATCAGTGAGATCCGCTTCAGTGAGTGGGCCTTTAAACGCTACGTCAATCACGTCTATCTGTGTTGCGTCTTGTACAAACATGATATCAGTGACTTCGTCGGTTTGGAAACTCATTGACATAATGCTGATATTTGTTGGAGCAGTGGCACTGTTGTTGCCTATATTAACTCCTGTGTTTTGATCACTGTCAGCAGTTCTGATCACATACTCGCCAACCGTGCTATCTTCAGTTGCATCAAGCTTGATAATACTGCTTTCACTGCCTTCGCCATAAAGTTTTGCAAAAGGTGGAACATTTATACTATCAGTGACTCTGTATGTACCCCTTACGCTTGCAAAGTCGTCCAGTTTGTTTTGTAAAGTTCTTGTTGCCGGGCTTCCTGCAGTAGGTCCAGTTTGAACTGTATAGCCTGCTTCTTCACCTTTGTAGCTGTAAGTGTCGGCAATACTTAAAATATCGCTATACTCAGTTAGAATCTCAGTGTTGCCAACTGCCGGTGCACCTTCTTCCAGTGTACCGTTGCCAATGTAGAGTTTTCTTTCGTCAACGACCCAGCCAAATTCTGCGCCAGCCAGTTGTGGGAGATTTTCGCTAAGACCTTTACGGTGAGTGATACGTGATATTTGAACTATTGCCATTCTTTTGCTCTTGATCCTTTGATAAGGTATTTATGCAAGTTGCAAGGTGTAATACTCTTCAACACGCTTCCACCACTGCTGTCGCCACAATTCCCACTCTTCGCCTTCTACTACAAACTCTTGATATTGAGGGTCACTGACGACATTTCCCATGTCGTCTGTTTCTGGCTTGACTGCCATTAAGATAACACCTTTTCGGATATTACTGCCGTAAACTTCGTTGTGCGCTTCTGCATACGCACACAGCTGAAGCTTGTAATCGTCTACCCACTCTTCTTTTTTAGGTTTGTTGGTTTGTTTAAAGTCAATAATTGCCTCGTTGCCAGAGTGCACGCCCACACAGTCTGTGGTGCCAGCATACACACTAGGAAAATATAATGGCACTTCCATGCCCCAGTACTCGTCAACGTTGCACAAGCCTTGTTCAATAATTACCTCTGCCATTCTGTGACTGGCCCAGCTATACGGATTGGTACCCTTTTCTTTGAGAATCCCATCGAGCACATAGTTTTCAAGGTAGGTGTGCATGCGTGTGCCGCGGTTGGCTGCTTCGGTAGTGATTTGTTGTGCTTTGTGCTCGCCTACACGCTTCTTCCAGTTTGCGAGTGCTTGACGTTTTTCCTCTGGTTTGGTTTTATCCAATATAGTGGTCACACTGGGCACAGGATCACCTGTGGGTGTGCAGTAATGGCGCTTGCCGTTGATATTGGTACGAGAAAGTTTTTGGTAGTTGTATTTTTCGTTCATAACGAGTATTATACAACAGAATTGGAATTATTTTAAGTCTTTTGGCAAAGCGTTTTTGGCCATTTTTTTAACGGTGTCTTCTGCTTGATCCACTGTCATTGTATCAGCACTGGAGCTATTAGCACCTGTAAAAATCACTTTGTCGTCTGTGATGTTTACTATGATATTATTAAGAGGTGGTTTTTCTGCTAGATCTCTTAGATATTCTGCACTTATACTAATACCCATACTTTGTGCCATATTAATAAAAGCATCAATGCTTATGGATTTTTGTGCACCTGTGTCTCCAGCACGCCCAATCAGAAACTCGCCAAGTGCGATCAGTTTCTGATTGTTTACGTCGGTGACCTCTCGGATGAGCATTATCTACGTGCTCGTCCTAGGCTGGCTTCTAGGTCGCTGGATGGTTCTTCGACATCAACGTCAACTTCAGTGTCGGTTTCAGTGTCCATTGGCTCAGGTGCGTCTAGGTCCAGCCCAGTGTCATCCTCGCCTGGTACAACTGGCTCTTGTCCTGTGATAACACCTTGCGCACTTTCAATTGAGTTTTTGGTTTCCTGTAAACAAGAGATCAAACTATCAAGAGCAGCACTGGCATCAGTCATGTACTGTTGAGCTTGGTTCATGCCAACTTCGTTGCGAATGCTGTCAACCAGTGCTGGCAGGTCTTTGAACTTCATTTCAGTAACGTCTTCAAGAGTGTCTTGGATTCGATCAGTCATGTCTTGAGCAGCCAGTACAACCTGTGCTTGTTGTACTTCGCTTTCCATCACTTTCTTGCCTTTCTTGTACTTTTTGCCTTCTTTCTTCATAGTAGCAACAGCACTCACAGTCTTTTGCTCATCTGGTGTGAGATTCTGTCCTTTTG